AGGAGATGCGAATAAAGAAAAATGAGACTGAGACTCTTGGTCGTCGCCCCACAGATGATACGCACCAACATGGAGATCAGCCCATTTAGTGGGTATTTTTCCGTGTATGCCCGTAACAAGCCCCTCACCGCCGTAAGAGAGACCACGAAGGTCAATATTTTCCGTATAACCAACCGTGGCATCAAAAGAGGGCTTTGCAGGAGCAGAAGCCACTTCTTGGGCGTTTACAAGCGCGCAAGAACCAATCATTAACATAGTAAGAAATAATTTCTTCATTTTTTATAAAAAACCTTTAAAGGTAGGTCAAACCTGTTAGGATAATATGGTATTGACACAATATTGTCAAGTACTTTATTATACACTTAAAAATATAAAATGACCCAATTAAACACAAACGCCCAATGAAAGATTTTTCCTTTATTCTAGATAATGTTTTAAAAAGAGAAGAATTTCTTGAATACCAAAGTTATTTAAAAAACGTTGCTATTTATCAAACGATTCAAGCAGATGGGAATAAAAATTTTTATATGACCAATGTGCCATGTGGACTTCAAGAAAAAATAACGACAGCTTTGGAAAAAGTATGGAACGCAGAAATTAAGGTTATATTACCGGCTGTTAGAAAAGCCACTCAATATTTAGATACCAATTGGGGGATCCATTCAGACCTCTACGTGGGTACGGAAGAAAGCCCACAATATGGTGCGGTTTTTTATATCTCTCAAAATGAGAATGAATTAAATGGCACAGCATTGTGGAGGCACAAAGAGCTAGGCTATCGTATGCCGAGAAATTTACCTAAAGATAAAGTGATGGAATTGTCGGATCGCGATTACAATGACATTGACAAATGGGAATTAAGTTCAGTGGTAGGGGGGATTGAAAATAGATTAGTTTCCTATCCTGCCGAATATTTTCATTCCAAATTTCCAAGCAAAGCGTGGGGTACAACACAAAAAGATTGTCGCATTGTATTCGTTTTATTTTATTCGGTTATTTGATTATTCGGGTTTGGCTACTAAACCTACACCACTACCATTCAATTCAAATCCGCAAGCTACGGTAAAACTCTCAATACCGCTGAAAAGAGGACCCAAGGGCAAATCTCTCCCGCGAATTTGTGTATTGATTGTTTCTACATATTGCCCTGTGTACTCTACGTCCTCGTCTCGGTTAAAGCTATAGCTGTAATCCATCTTATTTATTATTGATTAAATTGGTTATTTTTTCTACTGCTTTTTCTTTTATGTCGTCGGCAGCTTTATTTACGGCAGCGTCTACTGTTTTTTCAATGACAGTTTCGACAACCTTTTTTTCTATAACTTCCTTGTTATTAGAATACCAAAACCATCCCGCGATGGTTGCGGCTACAATAGCTATGACTATGTAATTTTTTGTTGTTATTGCTTTCTTTTTCATTCTTTGGTGTTTAGTATATATATTACACTTATCGGGGAATATTTCCCGCAACTTATTTAATTGTGGGTGTTATTGCCCGCTGCGATAACGTGTGGGGGTTAAAACGCCAATAAAAACAAAAAAAAGTTCTGGCACGATTCTTGCAGTGTATATATTACTATGTTTATTAAACGTATACTTAAAATTGGGCTGGTGGCTATTGTGGCATCAGCGTTAACAACCTTACAGGCACAACCTGCCCCCAAACCCGACAAACCCGATAAGGAGAAGCGCGAGAAGGGTAAGTGGGATAAAGAGAAGATGCAGAAACGTCTCAAGGTCGCTTTTGAGAAACGCAGTAAACGCCATAGAGACGCCAAGAAACGTGGTCACAAAGTTCATGATCGCAAGAAAGGCGACAAGAAAGGTGGAAGCTTTGGCAAGCTCGTTAGAGACGACGCCAAGATCAAAGAGCTAAAGGAGGCTTTTGCTGCGGCAGCTAAGAAGGGCCACAAGGGTTTTGATAGGAAAGCATGGAAAGATGCCACAGACGACGAGAAGAAAGCTCTTAGAGAGAAAATGGCTGCTGGGAGAAAAGAGTGGTTTGAGAAGATGAAAACCCATCGCGAAGAGGTCAGCAAGCGCATTAAGGAAATCCGCAAGGAGTTTAAAAATAATCGGGACAAGGTTATTGACGGAAACGATCCGGGCGCATGAAAGGGTGATAATGTTATTATACAATATCACACACCCTATTATATACCATCGAGCATAGCGGATAGGAACCTTAAGTCTATCCCAGAAGTAAATTGGGAATTAAGGATACCAAGAAGCAAGGTTGGAATGGTTATAATAAGGCGACCCGAATCACGTGGTGGCGATATTATAATAAGATGATTAAAAGAAAAACCCCGCTTTTCAGCGGGGTTTTTTGTTCACTTATCGTGAGGATCTACTGGGGGAAATGGGGGGTCACCGGAAGGGTACGGAAAATCTGTATCTCTGATAGGGCTATTAATTTTACTATCTATCTGGCCTGAAAGCGCTGAACACCAGCATTGGCCTGAAGCATATTCATTAGCGATACCGCTAATATTGTCTGTTAAGTATTCGGGAGTATAACAAATAGCATATCCTGATGCACCCGTCACACCGCTTGCGGGATAGTCAGGGATGGGATCGGTCCAAGCTGTAAAACCTGTGGTTCCATCTATATAAGCGCCTTGTGTAACGGGATGGTCAAAAGTATCCGTACCGACAAAATTACAGTTCATTCCAACAACCAACGCAGAAACGCCGGTTTTGTTGCTGTTGTTATAAAAAGGCTCTAATCGAACAAAGTCAAAAGTATAATCTCCGGAAATGTGACCCATCTTTTTATAGTAGGTTTAAATTAAATTTTGTCAACTTCCGCTGGGGCTTTTGTTGTTTCGTGAGATTTTGGCCCCTAGGGCATTGTGGCGAGCAATATCGACCTCTATTAACCGAAGGCGCGTTTCTATTTTGTTTATATCTCCACTATTGCCGGTAATAGCTTTTTGGAGAACTGTCATTTCGGTAATTTTTTTGTCCATCTGAATAAGCTTGTCGTGAACTTTGTCGAATTCTATCTTGCTGGGAAATAAAGTTTGAAGATAGGCTAAAACAGCTAAACCAATTATAGGGGCGATTTTTAAAAAGGTATCTAAATCCCCAAACCTCACTTTAGACCCGTTCTCCTTGTTTTTAACCATACCTAATAATCTACACTTATTTCTGGTTTTTCATATTTAAAATTTTTAAATTTGTTTTTATTTCACCCTTGTAACATTTTCATTTTTTATATTCATACCCAAAATACTCAATATCTTTGGCATATTTTTTAGCAACAATTTCTTTTGTTTCATCATCGTAGTATTCGGTGTAGTGTTTATGTTTTGTTTTGTTAGTATGTGGAAGTTGTTGCCGAGCGACTCCCATTTTGTCACAGACAACGTTAAAGTCTTCTTGGAAGCTTTCAATTCTTCCGATGAAATCCGTCAAGACTTTTCCATACCCATCGGTTATCCAGTCAAGTTGTGGCTCAAGTCTTGGGTTGCTTAACCGACTCTCCGAAATAATTCTTTTTAAATTGGGGCTATGAGAAGTCCAGTTAGAGTCTATAAAAAATTTATCCGTGTCATCTACAACAAAATCTTTGAATGAAGAATTTTCATTGTAATTGGCGGACTGGAATCGGCCTCCTCCGGTGGCGTATGTAAAAAAAGAAACTAAACGATCCCACGGGTTTCTAACCATAGTGAATTTAAAATAATTTTTAGTATGTTGATTGATGTCATCCAATATATGCCAGTGTCCTGTATGTTCACCCCCTGTTTGGTCAAGGGTAGTTAATGCGGATTGCACAGAAGATGATCCGCACTTACTTATTTTTGTATATATAAATCGATATTTATGACTTATCATTTAACTAAAAAATTACATTTTTCCTGCACTACCCCCAGCCCATAACGTTCCACTGTAATTAAATGCTCAAAGTAATTTTCATACATTTTAGCAACCAAGTCGATTGTGAAATTTTCTTCCGCATATAGGCGGCACTCTTTAGGGTTAATGGTTTCAATTATGTTGAGTGCATGGTAAAATTCATTCAACGAGCGACACCTAAACCCTGTTTTTCCGTGAATATTGTATTCTGCTAACCCGCCCCAATCAGTCGAAATGACAGGGGTACCGGATATAAAAGCTTCCAACATTGACCACCCACACGGTTCGACATAAAGGGTGGGCATTATTAATGCTTTTGCGTTTGCGAGTAATTCTTTGCGTTCTTTATTGCTGACGGTATGAATGTATTCAGCCAAAGGGTTGTCTTTTTTTAAAGTGTTTTTTAAATTTTGAGGCCCTACAAATTTAATAGGAGTAGAGCTTGCTTTGGATAAATTTTGGGCAATATCAATTCCTTTGTTGTTGATCATGCGACCCAAGAACAATAAATAATTTTGTTTTTTATCTTGGTAGGTAAAATCCTCAAAATAGAAACCGGGACGAATGACGTGATCCGTGAAGGACGGAAAATTATTATTGTGTAGAGAAAATTGTAATTTATGGAGTTGAGCGTAAGTTTCGAAAACCTTAAATGGCGCAAACCCCGAATCATATCCAACGCTGGGTTCAACAATAAAAAAATCTTTTAATTGTTCACAGCACTCTCGGTGTCCAAAACCCCAAAAAGCTAAAACAAAATCTTTTTCTTCTTGTTTGTTTTTTTTAATTAATGCCGCCGAGTTTTTATTAAATTCTTCATGCACTTCATTTTTAACAGACTGAAGGTGGAAATCTTGCCATTGTTGTTTTTTATATACCTTGTTATAAGTAGCCCGAGAAACCACGTCAAAATGTTTGGTGCATGGAACATGGGAATCAGGATGTCCATAGTGAAAAACCGTATGTCCCCTACGAGTCATCACTTTACAAAACTTGTATACTTTTTGGGTGAACGCACACAAAGTTATTTCTTTGCGTGTAGGATGAAGAGGAATGGACAACACATGAAAAACCATCTTTCTCAGATAATACCGGGCAAATACTTTAAGTCAAGTGTAATTATTATCAATGAGTAGACGTAAGAAGTCGTTAGCGTCGGAAAAGATAATACCTATTGAAAACAAATACAAGCTTTATCTTAAAAATTTTAAATTAACAAAAAAACAACACGAGTTTTTAAAAATAGCATTTGACAAAAACACTAAAATAGTTTTTGTTTCTGGCCCAGCCGGATCATCCAAAACTTTCATTTCTATTTATGCGGCTTTGCAGTTGTTTAATATGAACATGAATCAAGACTTGTTCTATGTACGCACAATTGTTGAAAGCGCAGACAGAAACCTTGGAAGTTTACCGGGAGATGTAAACGAAAAATTCCATCCGTTTATGATGCCAATGCAAGACAAGCTTTCTGAATTGCTGCAGCCCGATCAAATAAAGATGCTTTTAGATGAAAAGATAATTCAATGCGCTCCCATTAATTTTTTACGAGGTGCCAGTTGGTCAAACAAACTAATAATAGCAGACGAATCGCAAAATTTTACGAGAAAAGAATTGGTTACGTTAATTACGAGAATAGGGGATAACTCTAAGTATTTTATATGCGGAGACCCAATGCAACCCGACATCAATGGAAAAACCGGCTTTGTTTCTATTATGGATTTATTTGACGATGATGACTCCAAGGCACAAGGAGTGTATACCTTTAAGTTCACTAAAGAGGACATTGTTCGAAGTGAGATTTTAAAATTTATTGTAAATAAACTAGAAAATAACCCTACAAACCAAATTATAAAAAATGACTAGTATATTTTGTCCCGAGTGTGGAGCTAAAAACAGTTACACTTTAAAAAGACCCAACTTCTGTCAAAGCTGTGGGGAAACCTTTGCAGCTTTTGGAATGTCGAACGCTTCGACGCCTAAGCCTAGTCTAAAGGTGACAGCAGGGAAAGATGAGGAAACACCCATTCCTAATTTGTCTAAATTAGAATATGATATTGATATGTCAGCGTCCGCAACAAAAATAACTTTAGAGGATTTAGTTAATAATCCACTAAATCCAAAAGATATAACCTATAAAACTACGGCAAACGCTAACTATAAAAAAATGACTCAAGAAGAGTTTCTAAAGATTTCCCAAGCTGAATGTGCCACTTCCCAAGGAAAATCTAGGGACGTTAGCGGTGGAGAAACAGAATAAAGAGATCTACGAAGATAAATCGGATGTTATAGATAACGAGATAAGAAAGCGGTATTACAAATGGCATTTGCATGCTTTGGCATGGATAGATTTTGATGACGTATCGCAGATTATCCGTACTCACATTTATAACAAGTGGGAGCAATGGGACCAATCACGTCCGATTGAACCATGGGTAAACAAGATTATATCTAATCAGTTAAAGAATATTCTTCGTAACAATTATTCTAATTTTGCACGACCCTGTATAAGTTGTCCATATAACCAATCCAAAGAGCAAGGAATTGGACAAATATCTAATTTATGTTCCCTGACTAAAAGCGGCCTCCAATCTGAAGAATGCGATCTTTACGCGAAATGGTATAAAACACGAAAGCAGGCTTACGATATCAAGATACCCGTTTCATTAGAAACACATATCTACGATCAATGCACCCTTCCCGAGGATCATTATGATATTGGGGGTGCGGTAGTGTCAATGCACTTACGAATGCGCCAGTTTTTGAATGACCGCCATTACATTATTTATAAAATGCTTTTTATCGACCATATCGAAGAAGAGACGGTTGCGAAAGTGTTGGGCTATAAAAGTAACGAAAAAGGAAGGAAGGCTGGTTACAAGCAAATTAAAAACTTAAAAAATTTTTACAAAAAGATTGCGAAAAAAATATGCAGAGAAACAGATATTTTTTTTGAATGAAAGAGTACGTTTTAAAACCAGAGGAAAAAGAAAGGAGCCTTCAATTATTTGAAGAGCTCGACGGAGACTTAAGCGACGCTACCAAAAAACTTTTTGATGACGAAAATGAAAAGGGTAGCACCGTTCGCGGAAGAGCTCTCCGAAAATATTGGATAGAGAAGGGCTTCAGCTATAAAACTAAAGTTAAAAAAAGAGTAGTAAAACATTTTTTAAACGACGATGAAAAATCTTTTGTTAAACAGCATTACTCTGCGGAGATGACGAAATTAGAGGTGGGACAATTACTATGGCCTAAAGACGCTCAAAGTAAAGGTTTTCCTGAGACCGATAAGTTCAGAGCTTTGTGCGAGTATATTTCTAAAGAGTTTCGAGCGGCTGTTAATATGCGGGATGATGCAGCGGGAGAAAAATATACCCCTCCTCAGATTTTATCTAGCGCCGTGAAGAGATTAAATAAAGTTGCCTCAAAAGAATTCGATATACAAAAAATGAACTTACATGACCGTAAGTGCGTGGAAAAATTGATAACCTATGTAAATGCGCCAAGATTTGTGCAGGTTATAGGTTCTTATATTACGCGCCAGAGCAGAGATTTGTTTGAATCAGAGTATATTCGGAGCACGTGGGATAAACCCGATTTAACCTCAGATGAATTAAATTTGTATGTCAACGTATGCATGGATTATGTGAACATTAAAGAAATTGAACAGCAAAAACAAAAACTAAATCTAATGTTCGACGATACGGAGGGTCAACATGACTTAACGATGAGGCTCACCGAAATGCTTAAGACCAAAGCGGAGGAATATAATCAATGTGTCAATCGTGTTGACAAGATGCTTGCCAAATTAAATGGAGAAAGAGCTAAGAGGGTGGCGAACCAAGTGCAAAGAAACGCTTCCATAATTTCATTGGTTCAGCTTTTTCAGGACGAAGAAGAGAGGAAGTTGATGATAAAAATGGCGGAGATGCAAAAGAAATTAGTGCAACGGGAGGCAGACAGGGTAGAAAAAATGCCCGAGTGGAAAGCGCGGGTATTAGGGATTAGTAAGGAAGACGCAATATAATGGAAAGAGTATTGACCAGAGTTTTCCCTTGTGCCGAGTGCAAAAAAGAATTTACAAGCAGGGGGTCTTTACATAAACACCTAAAACAACACGATTTGAACTTGGCGTCTTACTACACCAAGTATCACCCCCGTACAAATAAACTTACTGGAGACCCACTACCATTCAAAAAGTTTGACAAATATTTTGAAAGAGATTTTTCCACAAAACAACAGATGTTTAAGTGGTGTCACACTCATCCCGAAGAAGAGGTAAAAAAATATATTATTTCTATTTTAGAAAAGCGGCACCTTAAAAAAAATAGAAAGTATGGCCCCTTTCATTTAGAAACAGCTAATTCTTTTATGCCTTCTGTTGGAATTTACAAAAAATTTTTTGGAAGTTATAATGCCGCGTGTGAGGTGATTAATTGCGAGCCTCTTTATAACAAGAATATTCCTAAAAATTTTTTTGAACAAACTCTTCCTTCTGATTTAACGATAGCCATTGATACGCGCGAGCAAAGGCCATTAAAGTTTTCGGAGTGCCAAACTGAAGTTTTAAAATTAGATATTGGAGATTACACTGCGTTAGGGGAACACTATGATTACACTTTTGTAGATCGTAAATCAGGAAACGATTTACAAGGAACTTTAAGTAAAAATAATATAGAGCGTTTTCGGCGGGAGATAGGACGCGCTCAAGAAATGGATGCTTATTTGTTTGTAGTTATAGAATCGAGTGTAGAAAAAATAATCAAGGAAAATAAAATATTCAACCGGCGGTCTAATATGGATTATACTTTACGACAAATAAAAGACATCTGTCATGATTACGTTAGGTCGTGTCAATTTATTTTTGTGGAAACCCGAGATAAGGCGGAGCGTATTATTCCTAGACTTTTGATGTCTGGTAAAAATATTTGGCAAACCGATATGCAATATTTTTTAGATCAAAAAAATGAGTTGGATTAATGGGGAACAAACGCGCCGGGAGGTCACACTTCGTGACAATAAGGAGATGCTACAGCTCGAAGGTTTTCTAGAAGAAAGGGAAGCCAAGATCGCACTTTATGAATTTCTAAGAAATAATATAACCTTTACTACTGATTTAATTTTAGGGGTTAAGCTTTTTCCGTTCCAACATATGGCCATTAAGTCTATGTTTGAAACGGATTATTTTTTAGGAGTGTGGGCGCGCGGTATGTCAAAGTCTTTCACAACGGGGGTGTTCGCCGCTTTAGATGCGGTGCTAAACCAAGGGGTGGAGATAGGTATATTGTCCAAATCGTTTAGACAGGCAAAGATGATTTTTAGGAAAATCGAGGATATAGCAAACAAGCCTGATGCTGTGCTTTTCAGACAATGCATAACAAAGACATCAAAGAGCAATGACGAGTGGTTGATGGAAATTGGAGCTAGTCGCATTCGGGCTCTTCCGCTGGGAGACGGAGAAAAGCTTCGTGGATTTCGTTTTCATAGAATAATTATTGATGAGTTTGCCCTCATGCCTGAAAGAATCTACAACGAAGTTATTGTGCCGTTTTTAGCCGTAGTAGAAAACCCTACTCAGCGGGAAGACCTTTTTAAATTGGAAAGCCGTCTTATAAAAGAAAATAAGATGACGGAGCAGGAGCGCCATGTTTGGCCAAATAATAAATTAGTAGCATTGTCCTCTGCTTGTTATAAGTTTGAATATCTTTACAAACTGTATACTCAGTTTGAGCATCTGATAACACTGCCTAAGCAAAAAGACAAGGCTTCGCGTTGCGTGATGCAGTATAGTTACGATTGCGCCCCAGCGCAACTGTACGATCAAAATTTAATTACTCAAGCTAAATCAACAATGAGCCAATCTCAATTTGAGCGAGAATTTGGAGCTATATTTACAGATGATAGTTCTGGTTATTTTAAAACTAGCAAAATGGCATTATGCACAGTGTCAGACGGAGAGCTTCCTTCTGTAGAGGTGAAGGGGGATCCGGACAGTGATTATATTTTGGCTTTTGA